TATCACTTGATAATAGGAATTTCTTACCTCCAGTACCTTGTAACTTCTGTTCTACCTTTCTTTCAATAACTCGCTGCTCATCTTCGGTAGGTAAACCATTATTAAAGTTAACCATCATCGAAGGAGCGAATCCATTCTGTATATTTGTCAAGTGATAGGTTGCTATTTCCTCATCTATCTCAGCCCACTTTAATGAACCTGCATAATCTACTGGAGAAAAGTAAAAGAAACCTGCAGCGTATGGTTTAATAACTAAGATTTGAGTTTCCTCACCTCTTGATCCATCAAACGCCTCTACTCTTTTAGGTCTATATCTTTCTTTTCTAAACTCAGTCCAATTATCCGAGTAGTACCACGCCTTAATTTCTCCCTCCGTTGCCTTTTCAGGTCGTAGGTTTTGCATTGGTATGTGCTTTGCCTTGAGTATTTCAGTCTTTCCTTTGTTCCAAACGATATTGAATGCAGCTTGACCTAGTAATTTTAAATCTCCTGCCACTCTACGCAAATCTTCTGCCTTAAATATGGTACGCATTTTAGCGAAGTCTAAAGGCTTTCTATTACTATCGGTAGCACTAAGACCTTCCCCGTAGATTTGATCCCCTACGCTTGAGATAATAGCGTTATTAACCGCACTACCGTTGTACCTATCTATTAGGTATTGGAAGTAATTGTTATCTTCACCATAAGTAACCCAATCCTTCGCAGGACTTTCAACTGCTTTAGGTGTAGTGTGTGAACTGAAATTTACTATTCTAAAACTCATACTTTTAAATATACATCGTTTGTCTTATCTGCTTCCTCTTGCTTTATATAGGAAACCTCACTCGTACCACCTACCCAAGCCTTGCCAGTTTCTCGCAATCCGAGAACACTCGCATCTTCTATATCTATATTCGTTGAGCTTGTTTGCTCGTACACATCATACTTATAAAAGCTCACATCTTGGGTAGTGTACTTAGGTTCTGCACCCGTATTAATGTTAAACGATAAGTCTATATATCTCTCGTTCACCACACCCTTAGTAACTACCTTAGCTTCGCTCTTACGAGTTTGTAAGTTAGTTAATATAAGTAAGTAATAATTGTTTATTGCATCGCTTGAGTTTTCAAACAAGGATAGATAAACGGTATTACTCTGATTCGGTGTTAGCTTTAACATTATCTTTTACTTTTACTTTGTGTTTTTTACCTAATGCTTTAGCGTATGCCTTAGCAGTCTTGTAATCTACTCTCTGCGTTTGCAACTGAGTAACATCATCTACCATATAAGTGATCAGGTAAACGCTCTCAAATGTGTTAAGGTATATCATCTTGATGCTGATTAATTAAACTGATTGCTTCCTCGTTAGTTAGTAAAGCGTTAGAAGGATAGTTTAAACCACCCCCTAAAGCGATTAAGCACGATACCTCACTCGATAACCAACTAGCATTTAATTCTAAAACAAAGTGCTTAGAACCGTTTATATCCAATTCTATTACCGCACCGAATTTACGCTTGTTATCTTCACCTACTTCTGCAAAAGTTGTAGGTAGAATAGAAATTAATTCACCTTCCTCATCTCGTTCTATTCGAGAATATCTACCTTGTAACTCAGCAGGTATATTTCCGTTGTAAGTTACCTCATCTAAACATATAAATACATTACCTATCATCGCTTGAATTGTTAGATGATAATACTATCATAGTTAATACTGCTCGTAAATCTTCAGGAGTTATAGTGTTCTCCCCACCTTGAAACAAGTCCTCGATAGAATCTAGTAACTCAGCTCTAGTTCGTTTATCGCCTGAAACTACCGATACCTTAGTATCTCTATTAGTTCCTACTAAGGATTTATATCCGTTTCTTAATGTAGAATCTTTATAATCTCTTTTTGCCATTTCTATTTATTTAAAATCCGTAATCACTTGAGAAATCATCGCTAAATGAACTTCCTGTTTTATGTTTGTTTAACCCAGCTTTGTGGTTTTGCTCTACTTCGTCTGATGATAATGCTCTGTTGTAGATTCGTACATCGTCTATAAGTTCGCTATAATAGTTGCTTCCTTCGGCACTACCTATCTCTACATTTGTGTTTGAAGAATTTATTGCTCCAGTATTAGATTCAGGTGTGCCACTCACAGAACTATCCACATAAATAGTCTGGTTAGAACCATTATACACACAAGTTATATGCTTCCAATCTGTACCCGTTATTGAACCACTTTCTGCTATGTATGTTCCTAAACCATCAACTCTTATTTTAAATTTTAAACCATTTGTAGTCTTTTCTATTATGTATGACCTTAAAGAATTACTACCTCCCCATTTTGCTAATAAACCTTTACCATCTTCAGTATTCCATTTTACCCAACATTCTAAAGTAATTGTGCTAGTAACATCTAAATTATCAGCATCAGGCACTTCAGCATAACCCGAACCATCTAAATTTAAACTATGCTCTCTAAGTCGAAGCGAGTTGCCTAGTATATCATAACCCTCGTTATTAGGTGCTTGTACCAAAGTAATCTCATCAGAGCCTACCGTAGACTTCGCCCAATCCATCATACCGAGTTGAGGTATAGTTGCTTGTGCTAAGACTGGAGTTGCTCCGTTGATTGTTCCTACCGAAACTTCTTTTACCGATATGTTGTCTAAAATAATTTCGCTACTTGCATAATTACGCAATGCTAAAGAATTGTAAGCCCCATCACTTTCTAAAAAATAAATTGCTTTATCTCCAGTGTTTAGTGTTTGGGCTATATACCCAACATTAGGTGAATACGCCTTTACATTTGCATTTGTTGCTGATATAACATCAAATGTTAATCGGTAAATAGTTCCAACAACCCCATCTATATTTATTAATTGTAATGCATTAGCTGAACTTGAGCTTCCATCGTGAACTAACTGCTCATTAGAAACTGACCACCCACCAACTGGCACATTCCAAGCTGAAGAACCATTACTAAAATCGCCATTAGAAACCTCCTCAGAGCCTAAAGCAACAGCACTATTATAAGCGTAATCACCATTACCCTCACTCAAGTGCCAATAGCCTTTTAAATTAGATAAAGCTATACTCGAAGCAGGGTTATCCGTTACAAGGTGCTGAGGATTGTTGTAGTCGAAGGTTACATCGTCTTGTGTCCAAGCGGTGTTGTACAATTGAAAGTCGGAAACAGTTGCAGCGACCATAAAGCTACTTGTATTATAACCAGCCATCAATCTACTAAGCTCCAAATTCGTAGCTGTCGGAGTAATAGAATCTATAAATTCACCATCAATGTAAAGACTTATATCTGTTCCATCGCTAGTAAAGATTAATCTTTTAGCAGCAGTAAAGTCAGATTTAAATACCTCGCAAGAAAACTCATCATAAGTACCGTATTCATCTCTATAAAATATATTTCCATCTACTCCACCTCCATAATTTAAACCTATACTTTGTTGAGTTGTATGTCCGTATATCCAATCATAAGAGCCTCTAGTATAATCACTTATCCATATAGCAGTAGTCCATACCGTTCCGTTGCTATTTATATCAGAGCCGAAATCAACATAATCATTCACCCCATCAAAGCTAAGTGCCTTTCCAGTAAATAACTTCGCACTATTCGAGTTGCTCGATATATCAGGTGCGATTTGAGTTACTTCTTGTACATTAAGAGTTGTTATTGTAGCCGCTCCAGCACTTTTATTTTTTACATATATAGATGTTTGTGTCGCTGTAAAAGTAACTGTATCACTAAAAGCACCTGTTGCTCCACTATCGTAATATAATTCACCATCTATAGCATTTCTAACTTGAACACCTGACGCATCTGTTGTACCTGCGATAGTTAATGAATAAGTCTTTCCAACCTCTACCAATGTTTTATATACACCACCATCAGGGTCTGAAGTGAAAGTGTTAGCAGTCTTTTCTGTTATGTCTATTTCATCCCACCCACTAAAGTCATAACCTTCAGCTAAGTCCTCCCCAAGAATCTCACTCTTAGAGAATGGTAGCCACATCTTTAGTCCGTTGCGAACTATACTTAACCCTCTACGAGCTAATGCACCTATTGTATTTTGTATGATATTAATCATACTACTAAAATAAGGCTACTATATCCGCTGCAGTTGTATTTGTCGCCTTCACCCTCGTTACTTGAATAGGTAAGAATGATCCATCTGCTATATTTTTAAGTACCAAAGTAGAACCACCCAAAGTAATTACCTCTACATTTCCACCAGTACCCACAAATAAGGTAGCAGGTGTATTCGCAGTTGCTCCTACAATATCGGTTACATCGCTCGGAGTTACGATTACTCCAGTTATCCCTTGTCTTACTATTAAATTCGTTGGCATTTCTTTGTGTTTAAGTTATATATATAAATAGGAAATTAGTGCTTTTGTTTTAAAACAAAAAAACCCCCCAATTTGGGAGGTTCTAATATATCAATTATAGTATTACGAAGTAACTATCGAAGGTCTATTTGCAACAGTCGTAAGACCACCGAAGATAGTATCTGCTACTACTGCACTAGGTACAACAGATAAAGCAGCTCTCTGCTCTCTACCTACTAAAGCAAGTGTATAACCACTCATATCGCCAAAGGCTTTACCTCTACCGATGTTTCCACCCGTAACCGTTACACCATTATAAGCACCTGCAAGGTATAAATCACCAAAACCAGTATCTTCGTTAATATTGTTATCCTCTACGAAGATTTGGAATCTTCCTTGAGCCAAAACTTTTAAGTTTTTTAAAGCATCCTTAGATAAATTAGGCAGCATTAAGTTCAATGTTTGCTCGTAAAATACCGTTCCGTTTTCCTCTGATACTGTAATAGCCTCATCGAAATCTGATCCTTGTGGATTTAACTCGTATTTGTACGCTGAACTTGTTTCTCCTAAATCATCTAACTCGCCATCCACATCAATAGTATAAGCACCCATATCGTTATGATTCACGAAGTATATATTTCTAATACCTCCGATGCTCTCACGACATTCTAATGCTCTACCATTTGCTAGTAAACAAGCCATATTATTTAAGTATTTAAAAAGTAGAGGCTTTTACACCCCTACTCTATGTTATTAATTATGCGTAGTAAACGATGTCAGAACCGTTAGCGTAACCTACACCTGCATTCCACTTCATTACTAAACGTACATTGTCAGAACCATCGTTCTCAGTCATGTCGATAACCTTAACCTCTGCCATGTCTGAAGCTAAGTCAGTTGCAAAGAATAAGTTAGATTTACGTGCTGCAACCATTTTATCAGCACCCATACCCGGAGCTAATACAATTTTAGTACCCTCGAAGTTAGCCTCAGTTACACCTGCATGATATTGATCTAAGTAACCTAATGCACCTTGTGCTGATACATAATGCTTCATTACACCAGTACCTACATAGATAGCTAAATCTTCTTGTCCGTAGTTAGCGTCTAAGATAGCATCTCTTACTTTTCCTAACTCACCAATTACATTTCCTGCAGTAATTGTAGTACCAGCTACATCTACTACTGCTCCATCTGCTGCTAATAGTACTTGGAATCCATCGAATTGACCACTTGTTCCAGTATCACCTGCCCAAATAGATTTTTCTACTTGTTGCCCTACCAATGCACCTGCGTGTCCGATAATGTACTCTTGGAAGTTAGCTGGTAATGTACCATCTACACCTGCTCTCATAGAAGCACCTGCATAAGTTGCTAACCAGTCTTTTTTACAAAGCTCTTTTTGAAGTTTGAAGTTTTCAGGTGTAAGTGCTTTCTCTACGTAAGAAACCGCTGAACCATCTGCAAAATCACAAGTAGCATCTGCTACTGAATCATCTGCAAAATCAAAAGACTTTAAATTTACTTTAAATGTTACATTAGGTAAAACCGTAATATTACCCTTTGCTAATGTTTCACCACTTAATAGTGATGCTGAAATAAAACCTGCAGCCTCTTCGCCTGCATATAGTTTTGTGAACGGACTTGGTGTTGCCATAATCTTTTATTTATTTTTATTAATGTTATACTGCACCTTTTGAATAGAACTTAGCTTGCTAAATTCCATAGGTGTTAATTCTACCTTGTTAAAATTACCTTCAGGACTTGGCTTAATCTCTTCGCCTACTTTCTCGAACTCTTCTACTTTAGTTTCCAGTTCTTTTGCTTCTACCTTTACTGATGAATACTCTTCTTTTAAAGTATTAAATTCAGTTTTGATAGCTTCAAATTCTTGAACCAAGTTTTCAAGCACTCCGATAGCCTCAACTAAAGCAGTTTTAGAATTGTCAGCCTCTTGCATTTCTTCTTCTGCAGGTGCTTCCTCTTCTTTTTCAGCTTCTTTAAGCTCAGCGATAATACCTTCTTCTGCTACGATCAACAATGAACCATCAGCTAAAGCATATTCTCCAATTGGTAAAGGTTGCTTTTCTTCTTCTACTATAATAAAGACTGCAGCACCAACTTCTAAAGCATCAGCACTTACAATAGTACCATCTTCTAGAGCGATGTCCTCAAACTTCATTTGTTCGGTAGCTTCTGAAAGCTCCTCTTTAGTTGCCTGCTCCATTCCGAGCAAGACTTTAATCTTGTTTAATGTTTCCATCTTCATAGTTTATATGTATAAATAGATTATTACTTATTTTGTTTTAAATTCAGCCTCTCTAATGATTTGTCTGATAGCTTCTAAGCTATTCTCCTCACTCATCTCTACCGTTGCCTCTCCAAAGTTACCCTCTACCGAGAAACCTTTTACTACGCCCTCTTTAATATAGTTCTGCCATACATCCTCGTTGTCTATTTTCATACAAGCAACCCAAGTACCTACGGGATATTCCAATCCAAAGGCTTGAGTCTTATCTTTTTGGCTATCTGATACTATCCAAGTTTCAATTGTTGTAATCCCTTGAACCGTTCTCGCATGGTCTAAGGTTGTAGATTGGTGTTTAGACTGCTGCATATATCTTTGAGCGATTTCCTTTACCGTATCTTTAGAGAACCAACACTTATATTTCTCTCCTTTGTTATCAACTCGCATAATTTCCATGTCAGGAATCATAACTGCACCCATCACTACACGCTCATCAGTATCTACCGTTGCGAATTGTTCTTTATGCTTTGAGAAGTACATAAACTCCTCTTCTATTGCAGGGCTATCTACCAAGCTAATTGCGTAAACTCCGAAATCTTCATTCTCGTTTATTACAAATTCTACTACTTTCATTATAATGTTCTTTGATTGTTAATATAAGATTGAGCCTCTTGGCTATCTGTTACATTCTGACCTATTACAAAGGCTTCTACTGGTTGGTTTGCTTGACCGTTGATACTATCTACCACATCACCTAAACCCGTTGCTGCAGGAATAGAGGCAGCAATATTACCACCTACTGAACCTACACCTGAAGGAACAGAACCACCGCCACCATCACCTACATCTGTGCTTAATATAGTTTTCACATTAGCTAAACCCGTAGCGATAATAGCTGCGGCATTAATATAACCAATAGGAGTACCTGCCCCAGCAGCTAGGGCTTTGGTTGCACCTAAATAAGTAGAGATTGTTGCTTCTGCAACTGCTAAACCTTTACTATCTCCTGCTAACTTGCCAAGTGAACCTGCTAAGCTACCAACGGCTGCTAAAGTTTCATTATTAGTATCAATAGTTGCTTGAACCTTTGCCTTATCTAAAGCCTTTTCCTTTTCCGCTTGTTCTGTTAATACACCTAAAGTCTTTTGTGCAAAAAACTCTCTAACGCTAGCTTTCTGTTCTTCTGTTGCATTTAATCTTTCAAGCTCGGCTAACTGCTTTTGCTTTTCAGTTTCAATAGCCTCTAACTCTGTTTCCTCTCTTTTAAGTTTGAATTTATCTGTGATAGCATCTATTGATGTTTCTCTTTGTTCTTCTAATTTTAATTTTTCTTCATTTGCCCTACGCTCATCTTCTATCGCTTTAAGTCTTGCCGCCTCTTCTTTTGCTCTTCTACCTTCTGATATTGCATTTAGTTTATTATTAAATGCTCTAGCCATATCAACTCTTTGTGCATCGCTCTCCGCAATTTTAACTTGTAAATCTGCAATCTCTTGTAAATCTTCAGCACTCGAATCGCCTTGAGCATCTAACTCTTGTAAGATAGCAAGTTTTTCTTTTAATAAGTTTTGCTCATTGTCAGCGTTCTCATTAAGTAAGTCTTGAGCTTTCTGTGCTGCATCAATTCTATCTTGCTCACTTTTTGTAATATCATCTACAATAGCATCTAACTTCTTAACCTCAAGTAAATTCTCTGCTCTTGCTACTGCTAAATCTCTTTCGGCATCTGCAATGTCTTGCAACCTCTCCGTAAGTTTAAAGGCTTTAGCGCTTTCTTTTAATATCTCATCACCTATTCCACTAACAGAATCTTTAATGGCTTCTAGTCCACCGCTAAAATCACCCTTAAAAAAGGCAAGCACACCCTTTCCGAACCCTATAATTCTATCAGTTAATACTGTAACCGTAGCACCTAGACCTGCCATGATCGCATCTAACTTCTCACTTCCCTCTTTTGATTTTGAAAAGTAAGTTATAAGAGTACCGAAGGCAATAACCAAGACACCTATACCAGTAGAAATTATTGCACCCTTTAAAGTTTTAAAAGATTTAACCGCTTTACCTACACCACCCTTTAATGATTTGAACGATGTCTTTAGCCTATTAGTTTGGTCTGCAAATAACCCTTGTTCCTCTTTAGCATCTTTTATACCTTCAGTTGTTTTCTTTATCTCTTCACTTGCCTTATCATTGGCAACTAAATCGAGCCTTACTTCTTGAGCCATAATTCCATTTTAAATTGTTTCCACGCTTTGCGTATTGTTTTTGGGTACTCATATAATCCAAATGCGATTGCATTCTTCTTATCGACTTTTATCTTCCCTTTATTTATTCCTCTTATTACTTCGTTAATCATGACATATCTTTTATCTGATAGCTTACAAAAACTATTAAATCTATTTGACCAGTAAATGCACCACCTGAGTAAATGCTTAGCCTTCTGTTCTCTGTTGAGCCTTGAGAAATCTCTCCCGAACTTGGACTAGCTACATAAACTCTATTACCTACTTCATTCTTCATGAAATTTCTTATATAAGCATAGTAATCGCCTGATGATACGCTGCTACTAAAACCTATATATAAGTTATTTGTTGATGTTTCCGTTCCTGAGTGTTTAGCATATATAAATATATTAGTTGGGATTAATGTATTATCAGTGCCGGGCGTGTCTAGTAGTGTGATAGGCGTAGTATGTAGGTTTTGATATTCAGAAATTGATATATCTATCCTATCAGTAATCACTCCTGAAGGCGTAGGAGCTAGCCATCGAGTAGCATCATTTGAAGCACTCCATGTCAATACTTCGCCATCACTCGCAGGTTTACCGATTTGTTTTATATCACCCATTAAAGAAACCTCACTCGTACCACTTCCTACAATAATACCTTGACCTTCAATAACACCTACTTCAATATCTCCCGTATCAGGATCAGTTGTAATAGGCGGTTGGTCGGGTGCATCTGTTATAGTTGCGAAGTTCCACCAACAAGTAGTTCCTAAATAAGTTAATCCTTCAGCCTCGCAGCATTCTTGTGTTGGTGTTACACTACCTCCTGCAGCATCTAACCATGAAGTTGTACCGGTTAGATTGTAACTTTCTATAGTTAGGCTACACGTTGAATCGTTCACACTCTCAAGTATCTTAATAAGCTCTACCTTTGTTGAGTTATCTACACCCATCGCATAACTTGAAATCTTATTCACTCGCCAATACGAATCTTGTATAAAAACTTTATCATTATATCTAAAGTCAGCTATATCTTCAGCGGTCAAATGAAAGTAAGCGTTCATTATACGAGAATCTTTATCGTAGATATTTGCTAGATACCTCTTCCAATAGACCTCATATACATCACTACCCGTTTGCGTTGCCACCAAAGAAGAAAAAGAAAAGGTATCTCTAGAATCGAATCTTATATCTACATCCGTTTCTTGTACCTGCGTTCCATTCATTGAGTAATGGTGTGCAAAAGGGTATTCCACTTTATTGGTATATACTCCAGTTGTTTCTGATAGCAACTTATAATAACTCGAAGGAGGTAATTGCTTTTTACCTGAGTAATAGAATAGCTTAGGCTTAGTCTTAACTAATTTCGCTTCCCCATCAGCCCATTCAAAATGCTTGGAAAGATACATCTCATTATTAAGCATTTTCTTAGGTGCAAAACTTGAGAAGATAGAAGGAATTGTTAACTCACCATTTCCGAAATCACCAAAGAAATCAAATTGCTTTTGGTTGTATATATTCGATTCATGATCTTGCCAATAACTATTTAAGGTATCTGTATCTTCTAAATCTTTCAGGTTTATAGATTTGTTTCTTATACTCGTAGTAGGTGATATTACAATGCTCTTACTTGCATCTATCTTATCAGTCCAATCTTTCGATGAACCTGCATCGTAATAGTCTTGAAGAGGTTCTATATTGAGTTTATTTACATTCTCAGCATCTACTTCAACTATTAAATTATACCTAGCTAGAATTGATTTAATAAAATCTACTTGCTTTTCTTTAGGTAGTAAGCTATTCCCTGCAGAGAAGTCTACCTCACCACCTTCAACTGATGCAGGTGCTTCTATTAATTGAACAAAAGAATCATAACTCGTACCGCTAAATGAATGAGCAGTTTTAATATCTAGCCCACCAATATCAGGTGGTGTTATATGAATACCAATCTCATCGTTTAGTTCAAACTCAGCTAAATCACTCTCCAGTGTATATACATCAGTTAAGCCAGTACCTAGTATTGATAAATCACCAAATGTCTGAGAACCTGCAACAACCCCGTTAATAGAATAATAAATTGGTATATCATTTGGGATACCTACATTATCATCAACAACTAATTGAACCCTTATTTTATAACTCCCTGAGTGCGGAACTGTGTATTTATAAGTTGAAGTATCAAAGTTCCCATTTACATCAAAAAACCCACTTGCACCAGTTTCGTTGTCAAACTCTATTATAGGAACTCCCGTTGCAGTATTAGAGACTGTTTGGTCTGTTGTCATACCTACCTTAAAACCATCAACAGAGTTAGTAACTGCACCTTCTACTTCATTCGCTAAAGTCATATATTGACTCACAAAGAAGGTAGAATTTAAGAAAGTGGAAACATAAGTATAACCTGCCTTCTCTATAATAGCATCAAACAATGATTTAACGCTTATCGCAGGGCGTAAATCTCGCACCCTTATCGCACCCTCATCAGTAGAAATAGAATCTCCAGTATAAGCACGCCCATAATCTATAATAGGGTATAGAATCTGCTTACCATTTGGCTCAGTACCCTCATAATTTATATTCCCGTTCCAACTTTCCTCTACATTTGATTGAGTTAATAGGTGATTGTACTTACTTAAATCTAATTCATTGAGCTTTCCTTCTCCTAACTCCTTAGAAATGTTAGCAATATCACCAAAAGAGAGTACGTTATAAGTTTCATTTATCTTATCAACACTCAGCAATTGAAGATACCCCTCAAATTGAGTGGTTGAATCTACATAAATAGTACATTTTGTTTTCAGGTCAGCACGAAAGCTCCCCTCCGATATATTCACCTCGTAGAAGTGAGCAAAGAAATCGTTATTTATCGTACTAAATGGTAAAGTAAAGGCATTAGTGTACTCCGATTTTCTCTTAGATATATCTTGGATCTCAACGCTTGAATAATTCGCCTTAATACTTACATCACCTAAATCTAAATATACAGAAGGTCTATAATAAGTAGTAGCTATTGTATAAGACCTTATTGGGCGAACTTTAAGAGAAGCATACTCCTTTCCGAATGTGCTGATATATCCACTATAGAAGTTGGTTCGCCAAGCATCGCCACTACTAACCTCTGATGATGACCAATAGTTGTTGTTAGCGAAACCCCCTATAATGGCTTTATTATCATACATTTCCTCTAATTCATCAATAGATGGTAAATACCAATCGGTAAATCCTTCTATCGTAGCATCATCACACATATAAGCAGCAGAGTCCGTATCTGAACATCCTGATACTATATCTAAAGTGTTTTGTTTCCCCGTACCAATAGCAGTTCCATCTGCTCCTGATATACTCGTTCCGTTACAACCCCACTGAAACTGACCTAAGTCTGCTTCTGCTGACACATAAACCTTAGAGCCTATAACTTTAAAAACTATACCACCACCAACTGCATCACCAACTGAAGGTATGACAATTGGTAAGGCTTCTTCTCCTTGCGCGTGTACTTCTAATTGAACCATTAAATTCTTCTCTTTAAATCGTGAGCCATCTCAATAGTAAACGAATATTGAACTAACTTATCTTTTAAATTAGTCTTATAATCTAAACTTGTGCTTTTCATATTAACGGGAATAGGCACATTTTTAACCGCATCATCACCTACTTTAATAGGATTGATCAACAACACCTCGTTAGACATCAACAAGCCCTTAAAGAAGTTGTTGTAATCATCTGAGATATTACGTGTGTTAATTGTTATCTGCTTGCTTCCCGTTACCGTTTGAACCTTTCCTCGCTCGTAGGAATCCAACCCAAAGGCTGCAGCATTCCAACTACCTGCCAATCTATCTTGTTTTACTTCTCTTTTATAGCTATCCTTTTCGGTATGCTCTCCATCGAATAAGTAATAATCCCATACTCCGTATTTATTCTTCCATGCTAAAGTATATTCTTGAAACCTTGTTGAGTTACAATTCACATCTGAGGCTACCTCAAATAAATAACGCTTACCTACTAAACCCGGCTCTCTTAAAAACCCCTCACCCGTTCCCACTCCCGTTCCCGTAGCATAAAACATAGTAGCTGCATTGTTATCAGGTGAACCTATTAAAGTCCAATCCGTTGTTCCCGGCACGCTAATCATCACTCTATCACCTATAGTAATTGCAGTTGCATCTATAGGGCTTTGTACCACCGTAGTACTTCCATATCTCACCGTATAGTATTTGATCGTGCTATCCATCTGATACCCTCCAACACTTTCGTATTTAAGCGATTTCACATTAGCACCCCCAACACCTGCGAATATTAAATACTCATCTTCTGTATTTGCTGATGCAGGTAATTCACTACCGAAATTAGGTTCGTTTGAGCATTCAATCTTTCCGACATAATCTGAGAAGTCTGATTTAGGAACACCCGTAAAGAATTTGTACTCTACGAATCCCGGCTCTGTATTAAAATAGTCGTTGTGTTCGTTTAACCATGCAAAGGTTTTATAATCGTTTAAGCTCGTTAGATGAGGTATAAGTCCAATTGTATCATTTGGCTTTGTGGTAACATCAGGAATCTCAGTCAAGAACCTACCTAATACCGATACACTAGAGCGAAAGTCAAAGGTTTCTACATCGAAGTTCATCGCATCAATCCATTCATCAGCATAATTGATAAGTACTACCTTTAAATCTGAGGCAGTTGATGAAGTGATTGAGATAGTACCCCCCGATGTGCTTGCGTATTCCTCTGAAAACTTAAATGTAACTTCCTTTAATGTGCCTGCGTTCTTGCTAAAGATATAATCCTTGAATACACCTACCACTTGCTCAGGTACATTCTGAGGCATTAAGTGAACACTATTATAATCAATAGCTCCAGTAATTGTATTGGCGTGCTTATGTGTTACTTCTATATAGTTCTTTACAATCCTCTCAAAAGAGAAGTGAGCTGATGCTCCTGCGTTCTTAGGTTGTTTTAATCGTGCTTGCTGCACTCCATCAATATACACATCCACCACGTATTTAAAGTTAAATACTGGCGTTGTATCGCTTGTTAATGTTAAAACCCAATAGTTAGGTCTAGTTACCGTTGTTGCCATTTATCTCATCTATTGTTTGTGCTAGAAATCTCTCGACATCTAAAGCAAATGTTTTTTCTAATTGTTTAGGTAGCTTCTTAAACTGACTCTCGAAAGCATCTTTAAAGAAGTTATTACCCTTATATCCAAATCTATGTATCTTTCGAGTTACTACAAATGCAATACCTCTCTGTTGTTGCTCTTTGTTTGTCCATGCTTTAAACTTCCCTTTGCTATCTCTTGGTCGTAATCCTTTACGCTTTACCCAATCTAATATCTTAGGGTACAATACACCGCCACCGCCTGAACCACTCTTAGACCTACCGCCATCAATTGCAAGCCCGTATTCTTCCATTTTGAATTTAAGGCTTATGGAATTAGCAGCAACCTGCAGATCATGATCCAATGATTTAAACAGTTTGCCAGTATCAATCCCACGCTTTCTAGTTTGCAATAAAGTCGCAGCACGAATAACAACATCCTTTCCAAATTTATTTAATGCTTTTTGTGTTTTCTCGTAGTCAAACGCAGCCATAGTAATATAGTTTCTTTATCTCCCCTGATTATCATATCGGTGAATTACAAGCGTTGTTATGACTTGGAACGGTTACCGATATTGTTGCTTTCCATCCTGAGAGAAGATTCTCAAATCTATCTGTAAAGGGTTCACAACTGATACTATCACTTATCACGTAATCCCTAGAATCAATTAAAGGGTTATCCTTACCTAATCCATTCTTGAATTCTCTATATACATCTGATAGAATTAAAAAGGTATCGTTTAACACATCTGTCTCATTAGAACCATCAGCAGCCACCAAATCCATTATTAATAAATCAAATGTAAATACAAAATCTCTATTGTTGATCGTAGCAGGTTGTTCTATTAGATGAGCTTTAGCAAAGTCCATTGTATTAGATAAGTCTACCTCGAATATATCACCAAATGTAAAAGAGTTTAACTGCTTATGAGCTTCACAAACTGCCTTGAACTGGTCTACTACTGATTTAAATGTTTTCATTTCTTTATTCTTTCTTTATCCTTTAAGTAACTCATGTAAGTAAATGCTTTTGATATACCTATTTTTGTAACCTGATCTAAGTTTAATATGTTTTCATTGCATAAACTCATCAAAATAGAGTACCAACCCCATTTTAAACCGAACTTTTGCTGCTTTGCATCGCTTGAACCTCCGTTAAAGAGGTTAGAGTATTTGTCAAGTAGTCGTTTCCTATAGTCCAAAAAAAAACCATAGCACCATTTACTACATTAGCAGGTAATTTAACCTTGAATAACTCAGCTCTCTCTTCTACTTCTCCATCGTATGCCTCAATTTTATACTTACCGTACTTCTCAACGGTTACTTTTCTGTACAAAATAGCCATTATTAGGTGCAGGTTCTCGTTGAAGTCTTGGCATAAGGTATCTAAATCGGCAAACTCTCCAGTACTTATCTCAGATAGGTTAGGATGAAAGCCATATCTCACACCTTCAATAGTTACAAACTTGTGTAGCTTGTCGCTCTTCCTTGATAAACTAAGTAGCTTACTATACACGCTCTCTAAGTCGCTCAACTTAAACAAGTCTATCGTATGTCTATCTACAGAAGTAAGCAGCTCTATCGTTCTCTTTTGCATCTCTAACGCACTCAACTCAGCACCTTCTAAGTCGGTGAGCTTCTGCAGTTGCCCTAATGTAATCTCGCTTAAGTCTGTCGGTATTATTAACTTCATATATATAAATAGTAAATGGTTCGTTTTGTACAAAAAACTAAGATACAAAAAAACCCCCACTAATTAAAGTGAGGGATTGTGCTACATACTTTGGCTCATCCATTTTTTCGTAGCACTCTTGCAAGGTTTTAGTTAAAGGGGGCGAACCCCCATGATTTGTTAGTTATAGCTTACTCTAAATTTCACATCTCTACTAGTTAACTCTCTCTTCAATAATTCAATGTTTGCTTTAACATCTTGCTTGAACATTGTTTCAGAATCTTTGTTGTAAATCTCTCCATCTAAAGTAGTATATTTAACTGCCATATTCCATTGTAGATTTGATATTGGATTTGATTCTGTTGTAAATATTGTTGTGAAGTTTCCTAGTTTAGTTGAGTAGTTAATTGTTGTAGTTGTTGTTGTTGTCATAATTTCTATTTGTTTTTGTTCCTTACAAATATAAAACAATTTTTAAGAATACCAACTATAATATTAAAATATTTTAACGAATAGAGTATTTCCCTATGTTTGGCTTACTCTTAACCATTGTAACGGCATACCTCAAGCTATCTATTGCGTGGTTATGATTATCAATAGGCTTGTTAAGAAGATGTCCGTTCTTATCCTCTACCCATTTATAATTGTTGAACTCAGCTATCAGGTTGGTTGATTTGCTCGTTACCTTTAAATTAAATCGCTTCAGCAAGTCAATACCTATGTTGATGCTATCCTTACCTTTTACACATGGTTTAATGTTGTAGCCTAGTCTATATATTTCTTCGATAGATTTTGGCTCGCTACTGTCTGCAAAAATAGGTCTTCGTCTATCAAACCCAAAAGCACCCATTCGCTTAGCAATGTCAGAGTTAGTGAGATTTCGTTCATATATTAATTCATTAAATATTAATGAGCCTTCCTGCTCGTACACTTCTATTAATGCACTCGGATCGTTTGTGAATCCAAAATCTAAACCAGTACTAATTAAGGTTGCGCCCTCAGGTACTTTGCCGATGATAGTAACTTTAGGAAAGATAATTGCTTTTGAGAACCCTCTCTCCCCTAGTCCGTATATCTTCCAATACTCTTCATCTGTATCTCTAAGCCTCTCAATCTCGCTTACAAGCTCATCAGCTAAAAAAGGATTATCTAAGTAGGTAGATTTAATGAATGTGCAGTCATTTCTTGTAAGCACTTTGTCATATATCCAATGGTGAGAATCAGAAGGGTTAAAATCTATATATACTTTCTCCTCTGTTCTTACTATCAACTGGAAGAAATCCTCCCAAGTTAATTCGTTTGCTTCATTGCAAAATAGAAAGTGCCTCTTTGTACCTCTCTTCTTTTGTGGTTGGTCTAAGGAAAGGAACTCAAACACATTACCGTTGAGCTTATAAGTATGATCAGATTTATTATGGTCTGCCTCATCATACAAGCCTAAGTTATTTAGTATCTCAAAGAAGTCTTTCATTACTGAGATTTTCAAACTCGGTAGGGACTTTCTAACGATACTAAAATGCTTATTGGTATTCTCGAATGCTTTAACGATTAAGAGCTGGCATAGTGAATAGGTTTTACCTGAACGAGTACCACCTTGATTTACTACAATCTTAGTCTTTGCGTTATAGTTACGCTCGAATACGTTACTCGTTTTTATCTTTAGGCTTGACAATCTCTATTTCTATTTTATTAATCTTATCTCCTCCAGTAGTTATATCTAGCTTATCACCGTAACCTCTACCCCTACCTTTATTCTTCAGAAGGAATTGAGTACTCGAAGGGTTGCCATCTTTCACCTGCTTGTAGAGGCTTGATTCTGCGAAGTCTAAAGCAAGGTTATCCATATCCTGAACCTTCTTATTAAAGTCATCATCTTCTCTCATCCATCTATAAAAGGTTGATCGTGAAACCTCTGCAATCTTTAAAGCATTAGTTACAATACCTAGAGTTTTCTCTAAAGCATTGAGCATCTTATCTTTAGCTATTTCTGTGCCATTATGTGCCATACCTATCCATATATTTTAAGTGTGTTTCTATTAGCATTTCCTTGTGTTGTTTCTTATCGCCATACCTAATATGGCACGCTCTACAAACTGCTTGTAGGTTTTCGATGTTATCCTTTAACTTACTCCCTCCCATACCACGAGCTTCGATATGGTGTATATCTTGTGCAGGTGATGAGCATATCTCACAAGGTATATAATCGCACTCATCAAAATTAAAGTACTCTAAATATATCTTGGTGTGCTTTCTCATAGCATTAGTGTAAACATAGCGAATAGTATATGAAATATAATAAACGCTCCTACTATTATTATCTTATCTTTCTTTGTCATATACTAGCACCGCAGCATTCACATACATCTTTAGTTGCCTCTTCTAAGGCATTATCTTCGTACTTATCTAGGTTTATATTCAAATCATTAACGGTAAACCCTACATCGAATAATAGCTCCTCATCGAAATAGTTCAGGAGTAAATCATCATCAAATTTACCACCGTTCTTATTCAAGCGTAAATTAAGCTCCATCTCTTCATTGATTGGTAAATCTAAAACAACGCAAGCAATAGTATCGTTTCCTAAATCTAACCAAGCTCGTGAGCGTTGATGCCCTCCTATAATTACATTATTCCTATCCTTACTGGAGTTAATTATAATAGGATCAATTAAGCCGAACTTCTTTAAACTAGCCTTTAAATCTTTGAACTGCTTTTTGTTTATTGTTCTTGGATTATACTCAGCGAATTTAAGCTCGCTAATCTTCCTGCTTTCTATTATCATACGCATTTAATATCTCTTTTAAATCGTTTATCGTTTGTCTTACACAAGTACCACAACTTGAAACCTTCTTATTCATTCCAAATATCTCGTTGTATAGATTGGTGATACCTACATTCTCATCGTGCTTAACTTTATCTGAGCCGATTTGCTTTAGTAATCGCCTCAAAATAGATAGTTGATCTTTCGTAAGGTCGTTTTCTCTTTCCCACTTACCAATAGGACACCGAGTAAATGCAATCGCTCCTTTAATTTTCATAAAGCAACCACATTTTTTACATTGGCTTACTGACTTTCTGAAGTGTTTACACCCTCTGCAGATAGCCATTCTTTCATTATAGGTTCTATTACTTGTCTTTAACTTCATCCTTTATATAATTCCTTACATTTTTAATCGTGTGAAATATGGAAGTTGTAGAGATGCCAGTTGCTTGGGCTAGGCTTCTAATAGAGTGATCTGTTTCATAGTAAACTTTAAATAGAGTTTTATCATAGAAGTGTAAATCTTTCATAGCCTCGTTAATCTGTGAGAGTTTACGCTCGAATTCTATCTTATCGGGTATGCCATCGTAATCAAATGCAAAACCCTCTACATCTTTGTAATCATTCTTACCGATTATATGATGCTTCTTTTTGAAATCTGAATTACTTCTGAGGTATTGATTGAGCATAACTCTTGCTGCCCAAAACTTGAGATGACCGTTGCTATATATAGTGGTCAGCTTATCCTTATCGTATTCTAGCATTATCACATACACCTCTTGCGTGAGGTCTTGTGCATCTAAATCGTTGCCCTTAGTTATTTTAAAGGCTATTTCGTAAAGCTCGTTATAATGTTTGGCTAACTTTTCGCTTAATTGTTCCATACCTTGTTACAAATGCTCTATGACCTATTTTAATATTATAGTATATAGATAAATAGCGTTTTATCGTTTTCATTTTGCTACCTTTCTTAATACCTTTTAGAATTGAATGATTAATTACACCTCTCATAGTTTGTTTTTTATTCGATTATAAAAAAAGGGAGATAAACATCTCAGTCTATCCCCCTTCAAAAACAACCGTTATGAAATTACTTACTGCTAATATATAAATAATTTGTTTAACTCAAAGCATTGTTAATTATTTTTTTCAATATCTATTAACTTCTGCAAATATACTGCCAAATCTAAGGCTTCCTCTTGAGCATGATTCAGCCACTCTAAGCGGCTTAAATCTGTTCGCTCCATCGTAGTGCCATATTTTAACTTACCTACATCAGCACGCTCTAATATCTTATCGCATACACTTTGTTCTATCTTGCTACCTCTTTCTTCCGGGTTGGTGCAATTACTCAAACCGAAAGAGTCTTTTCTAGCTTCCACAATTTTCGCAATCAGGATTATCAATTGAGCAGGCTTGCGGTTGTTCCTTCTCTTCTAAATCATTCACCCAATTATCAAACATATTTGATGCGATGTCTTTAGCTGCTTGATTTACTTCTTTCTCTTCGATCATTTGTTTTTGAATTTTATTAGTTTATCGTAAATGTATAACCCTACAATAGTAGAGAAGAATGTAATAATAAATAGTTTTTGCATTGTTTTGTTTTAGTTATGAGCCAATTAGTCTTTCTATTCGGCTCTCAATTTACCTTCGTAATCTTAACGAGGGTAGATAAAGATTATATTTACCTTCGTTGTGGCTCAAATTGTCTTGATTATGAGCTACATTCAGGACATTAATGAGCTTTATTCCATATTCCGATATGCGATATTATACCGTCTTTATACCGTCTTTATCCCTTCTAATTGAACTGTCAAGTTTTCCTTGACTGTTTAAAACCTTCCTTCATCTTACTCTTGTTTTAGTTCTTTGAGCTTATGCTTTAAAGCATTGATAGGGACTATCCCTGTTTCTTTCTCTATTGAAAGTATTAACTCCAACTCCTCGATTACTCTTTGGTTGGCTACTTCTTCTATGCGGTCATTTATTGTCTCGATTATTGATGTTCTAAAAGACTCATCTAACATACTTAGCTTGTAGGCTAATCTTGTTTTTGTATCTAATTCTTCTGCTTTCATATCTTAGTTTTTAGTTTATTATCAATTCTCAGCAGCATTACTACTATGAATGTGAATCGGATAATATCGGTTAGTATCTGTAAGTCTGTCATATCTCTTGTTTTAGTTGGTTGAATCGCAGAGGGTAAGTTCCCACCACCCTCTACTTTCAACGCTTGACTTCACCTAAGCTCCCCAGCTTAGGATTTCTTGCCTAGCGATTTTACTTACTAGGACTTTTCACTATATGCCCAACTCACGCTTGGTACTCTCGTATGTTTGCCTATCGTACTGAAATTAAACCTTTTTAGGTTTCGATAGGGCTTGGGTGCAGCGTTCAAGTGGCTTGCTCTCTTTTACTAATCAATATATCCGCAGCATTCTCAAAGGTGCTATCTGTAAAATGTTTATCTCCAGTTAATTCTAACACCTCAAACGCTTGTGGGTTTTGGTTATACTTACACTCTCTAAATAGTAGTTGTGCAATAGTTTCTTTTAATGGTTTCTTGTTTAGGTACGCAGCTTTAGTTCCTTGCTGAATCACCCACTTTTCAAATGCAGTCATATCTTTTTGTTTTTACAAATATACAAATAATTTATAGATTGAAATAATTATCAATCACTTCTTTTGCTTGATCGAACCCGGTGCATACTACTGCTAGATAACCTCTTTCGTTTAACCGTTCTATCCATTTTCGTTGATATTGGCTAGGGTAGTTTCCTTTTACCTTCAGCTCGATCGCTAGACCGCAATATCCTCCTTTAGTTTCGTAGATGAATACATCGGGGAAACCTGCTACATATCCGTTTCGTTTAGCCTTCATTCGTTGCGAGTGGTAGCGTTGGTATTGACCGCCTAGAGAAGCACAATAAAGAGCTTTGTGTTCCATTCGCAAATAGGTGATTACTGCAGTTTGTAATTTATCCTCTTGTGCTTTCATATCTTTTTTTATCTCTTAATTTTCTAGCATCTTTTTGCTTTGAAGATTCTACATATTTGTTTTCATTGGTGTATATATGAGGATAAGTTCCACCTATAACCATTCTAAAATTATCATCTGTAACTAATTTAGTCATCTTGTTTCTTTATTATTTCGTATAATTTAGGATCAATTGCTTTAATCTCCTCTTCTATCTCGTGCCAAGCATTATCAAATCGAGCTTTTGTTTTTAGGTCGTACTTACCTCCAGTACCAAAGTTGGCACAATTACGAGCATTCTGTTTTAGTAATTCACTTATCTCTTTATTCATCTTCTAATACTTTTAATATTTCTGTTCTCAAATCTGTTTTGTCTGTTCTCATCTGCTCGAAGAGGTTTAATATTGCTATCTCTCTGCACATAATTACTGGGTGATACTTCTTAGAATTATTACGTTGAAACATCTTACCCCTCTTAATCATTCCTTGCACCTCTTTCCAAATCTTTTCTTTCTCCTCTTCAGGAACTAAAAGAAAGCTATTTTTCTCAAGCCAAATATAAATTTGATTCACTCCTTGTAAGGTAATATCTACATCATTGCAGTACTCTTCATACGGTTCGATGATACAAAGCTCTAAGAACTCACGCAGAACCTTGTTTTTATCCACGCTGCTGAACTTTGTTTCTATTCTCATCTTCTCCTCTACCTGAGCTGAGTTAATGCGTGTAGCGTTAGATTTCAACTTCTGAGAGTTTAACCAATTAAACCATGTTCTAGGATTGATTGCTAACTGATCACCTTCTCGCACTCCTTTATGAAAGGCTTGTGTTACATCTTGATGTGTTAAGCGGTGGAATTTTTCGTTTAAATCGTTCTGAAGTATGTTAGCCATTATCTGCATATCTTCTATGCTTTTGTTTTGGCTCATCTCAAACAAAGTCTTTTTAATTGTTTCCAAGCAAAAATGCAGCAGCTCGTTACTTGGTTCTTTTCCTATCTCCATATCGTTTTGTTTTTGTAAATATAAAACTATTTTTTATATATCGTATATCTTTTTAAATAATTCAACCAACACATTAACGGTAATAGAGTTACCTGCTTGTTTATAAAGTTGTGTATCTGAATTAACTTTTTGAGCCTTATAAAACTCTTCATCTGTAAATCCTTGTAATCGCCAGCATTCTAAAGGTGTGAGTCTTCTTATGCGTTTATTTGTTTGGTAATAACCTTGTTCACTGGTTTGTAGAGTTGGACTAATACCTTGGTCACTATACAATCTTGAAGAACTCTCATAAGTACTTATCTCTTTACTTATCTCAGTTACCTCTTTATCGTATTTATCACTAAAACCTAATACAGTTTTTAGTTTAAACCATACTTCAGCATTTGGTATAGCTCTTGACTTATCTGTTCTAAAATAATGCTCAACTTTTGTCTTAGGCAAATCAATACTCTCAGCTATTTGTTTTATCGTTCCTTTCTTATTAGCCTTTAGAAACTTATTGATTTCAACAGGTGTATCATTAACTCTTTTTTCAACAACTAACTTTAAATCTTCTAGTCTTTTTATTTCAGCTACTTGTACATTCCTTCTTTCGCATCCAGCATCTAAGCAAGGTGCTAGCCCATTTATATCATAAACTCTGTTTTGTTGATAGGGTTGTTTACCTCCACTTTCTTTTGATTGGTTTAATTGTTTTACTTCTATAGCTTGATTGTTGCCTTCAAATATATGGCTGCAACTACTAGCATTTACTCTTGTGGTTATAGTTGGAGTAACATCTTTATGAATAGTTTGATTGTAACTATCCATAAAATCACCTTTTTCTAACTCGTCTTTATGTTTTTCATAGTTTTGATTTAATCTTTTGTTGTTGGTTTCTATAATAGTATTATCAGTAGGACAAAGAGCTGCATTAGCCCTTAAACAATTTGCAATATCATCACCACTTTTAGGTTGCCACTTAAACCCCGTTCCTTTATCTTCGTGTCTTTCCTTGTGTCTATTAAAACCATCTATCATCTTTTGACTTAAATAATACTTCTCAGGAACATCATCCTCTAATAAATCTTTCAATGTTATATCTAACGGAAGCTCTTTAGGAAATCTAAACTCTCTCCAATTCCTAAAACCTACTATAAATATTCTTTCTCTGTTTTGAGGAATACCATAATCCTTTGTATTTAAAACTTTAGTATAAACGTGATAACCTAAACCATCTTCAATACTATCCATTCCCATTTGACTATTCAATGTGCCACCACCATTTGTTAGAACATCAGTAATAGTTTGAAATGTTTTACCACTATCGTGTGATAATAACCCTTTAACATTTTCAAGTATAAAACATTCAGGTTGATTAATCTTAATGAACTCAGCTACATTGAAAAATAAAGTTCCTCTAGTCTCATCAAATCCTTTTCGCTTGCCTGCTAAACTAAATGATTGACAAGGAAATCCAGCAACATATAAATCGAGTTTAGGCACTTCTGAATGATTGCGCGTAGTTATGTCGTTGTAAAAGGTTGTAGGGTTGTGAAGCTCGCTAAACGATTTTCTTGCGTGCTTATCAATCTCACAAGCAAACACCTCTTCTATTTCTATTCCTAATCTCTTTAATGCTGATTCAGGAGAACCAATACCACTAAAATCTGTTCCTACTTTCATATAATTTTGTTTTTGTAAATATAAAACTATTTTTTAAAATAACAATTACTCAAGCCTTTTATTCCAATCAAAGTTATCCATATCCAATTGTTTTATTTCAGGCTCTTTCTCATTGAACATCTCAGGAAAGTATTTTTTCGCTAGGCTTGGTTTCTCTTTATTGAATTGCTTTTTAAGAGGGAATACACTTTTCCAACTATTCTCAATTGACTGCTCAAGCATTTCTTTTTGAGTTTCTTTTGATAAGCCTTCCAGTTTTTTTAAGACTAAGCTAATAGCTCTATCTGTATTTTTTGCTTTTAAAGATTTCCTAAGATCCAAAAATTCTAAAAACAAATTATTCAAATCCAAATCATCAAAATAGGCTTTAGCCTTTTTATTAATTGTATTATTAACTATTGTATTATTAACTGTATTGTTATCTTTAAACTTTTCTTTAATAGGGTCTTTAACTTTTGTTATATACCCCCCTTTAACTTTTGTTATATACCCTATATAAGAAATCTTTAATACCCTCTTTAAGATTTGTTTAGTACCCTCTTTGTATATAATTGTAGATGTAATATAACCTTTTGATTTCAAGGATGCTATTATAACGCTTACCCTAGTTTTACTTAATCCGAAGAACTCAGCAAAATAACCGTTACCTGCAAAACAACCCTCGCTATTGTCAAGGCTATTTATCTCAACGAAGAACAACTTTTCTATTAAAGTAAGCTCTTTACTTAGCCAAACCTCTTTAGGAATCCATATGCCTTTAAAATCTCTTTTCATAATTTTGTTTTTTCAAATATATAAATATTTTTAAGAAAAAAAAAGAAGTGCCGATTAAAGCACCTCTAAATTTAACCAACTGAGTAGATTCATAGCCTTATCAAAAAGGCATACCATCATCACTTGATTCATCAATCTGGGAGGATTGTTCTACCTCTGATACTTTCCAAGCCTTTAAACTTACAAAGTGTCTATCTTTCCAAGCTCTACCGCTTATATTAATGTCAATCTCATACGATGAGCCTACCTTTAAACCTTTTACAAGCTCTATTCCTTTGTCTTGGATAAACTCAATAGGTACATCTGCATCGTACTCTACTCCTTCCTGCTTTAGAATTACTTCCTGCTTTTTAAACTTATCAGAAATAACTTGTACTTCTTTGATTTCAACTACTGATCCTTTTAATCGCATAATGTTTGTAATGATTTTGTTAAGTTAATTGAATTTTGCTTGATGTTAAAAATTTTATCTTTCAATTGAGCGTTTTCATTTCTCAATCTTTCGTTTTCGCTGATGAGCTTACCATCGAAATCACATAAACCATCTTCTTCTATTGCCATAAATTTACGCAATCTATCGAAAGACTGCTCGTAATAGTTCAAACTGGCGTAATCTCTTGCATGGTTACCGTATGCGTTAATGATTGAGGCATGCGTTCTATTTAGCTTTGTGGCTATCTCACTCCACCCTTCACCATTATCGTGTAGAATAGCACTTATCATTTGCCTAGTTTCTACGCAAGCTAATTTACCTCTTCCTTTACGCATTAACCTCTCAACGGTTGTATTGTTCAGATCTGCAGCCTTATCTCTCAAAGACTCAAATTGTTCATTGGTTAGTTTCATATCATTTTAATTAATTTGGTTAGCTCTAAGCCACTATCTTTACTAATCTGTAATAGTTGTTTAAGAGTCAATCTCTTTTGATCGTTCAACACTAGCATAAGCGTAGGTTGTGATAAACCTAACACCTTACTAATATTGCTTTTTGTTTGGTAGGTATTCAATAACACCTGCTGCAACTCTGTGGTTGGATTCCAACCTCTTCCTGAATGATTTACCATAACTATTTTCGTTTAAAATCTTCGCTCTCATCTTCACCAAATACACCCAACTCATAGAATCCGCATACCTTTAAAACAAGTCTACTCATAGCTCTCTTTTCTGCCATTTCCATAACATACCAAGAGTTGGTATTTCCATCTTTAAACGAAGCACCTTTTATAGCACTTCCAAAGGTTTCTAAATTCTCGCTTTTGGCTTTGACTACGCAAAAATTAGTTTCACATTTTATAACCTCATAAGTGATCTTAATACCTTCAATTGCTTGCACCTTATCAATACCACTACGAGTAATAATTAAGTAGTGAGGATGCTTAAAAATATCTTCCTTATCTAGATTATACTTCTTGTATAATTCTGCTATCTTATCTCTGTTCATAACTTGGCTTGTTTAAGTATTCCCACTCCTTTATAGTCTGCATTTCTGCATTACGCTCTCCCGTAGTCCATTGCTCCCGTAGGTTGCAATACCTATCGTATTCGTTGTTTAATTGCTCTTCAATCATCAGCTCTCTGTCTATCTGCTGAAAGCGTGATCCTAGTAATAGTTGTTTTAGTAATCCCATCTTAGTCGATTTTATAAAAGATTATTGTCCATCCCTGAGAATATTTCTCTCTCAAAGCCTCCATTTTAAGTACCGCTTCATCTTGTGATTTAGCGAGGTCTAGTTCTTCATACGAACCACCTTTGTAACTCCCTACAATTTTATACATATCTAGTTGTTTTGTTTGATACAAATATATAAATAATTTTCAGAACACACAAATTATCTACCTAATTTTCCGTAGCCTGATTGTCTTAAATGAAAGCAGGTTTCAGGTGAGTGTAGTCTGCTCGTGTCTTCCATGCTTGGATCCCACCACGCATCTGCTGATTTTAATACATCAATTAATTCCTTACCTAATACACTATCTACCCCTACCTCCTCAATCCTTTCTTTCATAATTTTGGTCAGCTTATCAAACCAACCTGCTTTATTTACATAATGATTTACTACCCTTGTGATATGTCCTACTGGATATTCACCTTGCGAGTATAATGTACTTTTGTGTGATGTGTCTACCGTTACTTTCATAGTCTTAGTTTTTTAAGGTTAAAGGAGCTTACGCTCCTCTTTGTCTTTCTAGGTTTTCAATTAAATCTGATTCTCTAACTGATTCATCTCCTGATTTTTCGCAACCATCACAACAATAAGATGATTGTTTTCTTGTGTGTTCGCTATCACAATACCAGCATTCATATATTGCTTGGCAGTTTTTTTCTGTTGTAGTTGTCATAATTTCTAAGTGTTTAGTTAGCTTTATTGCTTTTGATACTTCAAATATAAAACAAATATATTTAATATGAAAATAATTTTAATAATAAGACATAAAAAAAGACCTATATTTCTATAAGTCCTTAGTATTTAATGCTTTGTGTGTTTAAAAGAAATGTGTTAATCTTGCTACTTGTCCTTGATCGTACTCGTGAACAAATGCCTCAACTGCTTTAGGGCTTCCAGTATAACCCTTTCTGCTATGCCAACTATCTGCCGAGCTTGGACTTCTAAGATATTCAACCGTTACACCGATAAAATCTTTAGCATCTCGCCACTTATGTTTAACCTTGTGGTGTAAATGATGAAGATACCAGTACCTATACTTAGTATTCGCCCATTCTTGAGGCTTCTCTTGTGCCATTAGTAGAGGTAGGTTATCCATTTTAGCTCCATCACCATGCTCTAAGCCTATAAGATTAGCACCATAAGTATAATACTTGCGATGACTTACGCCTGCATCAACTGAAACATCATCTGTAAGCCTGAACCAACTCTTTAAAGCGTGTGCTAAATGAAACCCACTTTGATAGTCGTGATTACTCATAGAGTGTACGCAATCAACTGGAGCTATTTCTCTGAGCATCTCTACACATTTAACATATAGTTGTAGTGCTATCTCGAAATGCTCCCACCATTTACCATCACAATCTTGATGCGTTCCTTTTGTAGTAGAATTATACACATTATCAATATGCAAAATATCGTTTCCTATGCAGAATAATACCCGATCAATGTCAAAGCCTTTGGATTTATTAATAAGCCCTTGCACACCCTCAATAACTCGTGAAACCGCAATAGGGATATTATAATCCTCTCCCGTTTCATCAGCATTGGCATACTTCCCAATATGAATATCTGCAGGATTGATAACCAATAAATGTTTACCCGGCTTATGCTCTATTTTTGTATAATCGGGTGAGCGTTCTGTTATAAAATTGTTTAGTCTTTCAAACAAACCACCCTCATCAACACCCTTTCCTTCTTTAGTAACTACAGAAAAGCGAAGCTCACCGCCCATATTTTGCCAATGCTTCACCGATACCACATCTTTCTTATCGATTCCTCGATCTTTCAGATGTAAATCTAATGCAGTATTGTCGTTAAAATTGTCTAGGGTATTGGCTCGGTATTGTTTAATGATTTCAATCTCATCAGATTTCAACCTGAATCTATTGTTCTTCTTCATATTGTTTTATTAGTTTGGACTAATATATGAAAATTATTTTTCAAATACAGAAAAGCAAAGCGGTATAACTGCAATAAATGCTAACAGTAAAGTGTTAGTATCTATTCCATTGGCATCAATTTGAGTAACTGCAGCAATAGCCAACACACCACTAACGGTACGCTTGCTGCTCCATTTACCTTTGACATCTTTAAACATCTCAGGTATAATAGCTAAGATGCTTTTTGCAAATAGTGGGTTAATTGGCATTCGTTTTGTCTTGAATAAAGTAGTTAATCAGGTCATCAATCCACCCGAATACTTTGTTATCAGTTTCTGTTGGTGTTAGGTTCACAACTATTTTACCTAAAGCCATTAAGCCGATAAGTAGTTCTCCCCAGTTTTCTGTCAAAAAATCAATCATAATAAGTATTTAGTTCAATGAATATAAAAGGTAAATAAATGCAATGTTTGTAACCATCCTCAAACTTATCTGACCACACACCTACTAAGATGCCGGTATAAACTCCTAACCCTATTTCAAATCCACTCATATTAATAAGTCCAAATTACACAATTAGGTAAATCCTCATCGACATCTACATGAATAAATGTCTTCGCAATTCCTATACGAGTAAACCCTGCCGTAATACACGCATCAATTATTGTAAATCTATCTGAACTATTACCGCATGATATATCAACTGCGTTGCCTCTTGTATGTGCTGAGTTAGGCTTTCCGCCTACCCTCTCATTTGTTGCTTTATCTCTCCAACTAGAATTGATATGAAAAGGAATACCTGCTATTGTACGAGCTTCATCTAACTTAATTAATAAATCATCGCTCATCAGATCGTAACACCCTACTCCGTTGCAAGTAAATTCATCCTCTGAAAAATGTTTAATCTTTCTTCTCATTTCCTATCTTTTGGATATTATAAACTGCAGCAGTTATTAACACGATAGCAGTTAGAACGCTATTAATATCCGCAAAGCTAATACCGATAGCTGCGGTGTTGATTACATTAGTTTCTATTAAATCCTTATACATTTTTTATCTTACTTAAATATATTTTTAATTTTTTTATATTCTTTGCTTTTGGTCTATATTTCATAGTCTTATCCCTATATTATAAGCGTTGTCAATAGGATTCAAATCCGAACCACTATTAGAGGTGTACTCAGGAAAGGAACTTGAATTGTCGCATAAATAATCAACTATTCTCTGACCATAAAACTCAGCCGTATCTCTCTCCTTTTGTATTAACCAGTTCAAATCCTCTTTGCTAGCAGCTTGCCCATTTTCGCTATTCTTTTGCGTAACCGTTCCGTTCTTAATTTGAAAAGATATAAATGGCAAAGCCTCAATTAATGCGTAATGAATAATTGAATCCTGAACATAATCATCTACTAAGATTTTATAAACCCCTTCTAATGTTCCTGCTGCTATTTCTGTTTCAATCTTAACGTATAGATCAGTTCCTAAAATAACTTGCATGTGCTTGTCTTGTGCTATCTTTAAAAAAGGTAACAAGAAAGCAGTATCTACATTGTAATTTATAGCCGTAGAACTCTTTAATTTATCTTCGTTGCAAAATAGTGATGCCATTATCTTTTCTTTATAAATCCTCTATTAGTCATATCTTTAGGTTTCATCGCTACCTCTTTAGTATTACGAACTCTGTAACCTTCTTTATCTGCCTGATTTGTGCTTACTGTCGGTGCTAATGGGCTTTTAACATCCACCTTGATTACGCTCTTAAAAGTCTTCCTTCTCCATTTGTGATGGCAATCTCCACCACCTTTATACTTCCAAATAGAATAGGTATTCGCTCCTGCTTTACCCCAACCTTTATTTACTTCTTTACCGCCCATAGCGATAATATCTTCTTTTCTGTATAGCTTACGAGCATTCACCATCTTACGACAAAAGGCTCTACTATTACCACTAACTGCTAATGGTTCATACGCATATCTTACCTTATACATAAAGCCATTAATCGTAGCATCCTGATCGCTATTTGCGTTTGGTCGTGCAGTACCTGAGCTTACAAACTTGTACTCTTCTAAAGCCTCATATTCTTCTGCATCTTCATCGCTTATTAACTCCCAATCTTCATCGCTTAACTCTTCACCCAATCCGATTAACTCGGTAGCAATTAATGTATCATTTTTTTCATCTTCTTTTGAGAAGTTTTCACACATCTCTATACCCGTTTCCTTCTCAGTTTCCTCAGCGTTTAAATCTTCAGTTTCTATGAACTCAATAGGTTGTAAAGTCTTAAAATAGGTATCTAAAACAATATTGTTTACCGCTAAAACACTATCAATAGCCTCTAGCATAATATTTTGCTTAGGCTTGATTACCGTATTATCCCACAACTGAGATGCAGTCTTTATCTCATCTGCATTATTACCGAATCCCGTTGCATCTTTAATACCGAATAGCATAGGACTTGTTACCTTATGCCCTACTAAAATCTTCTTTGTTGCCTCTTCAGATAGGAATTTATATTGCTCTGAGGCTTCCGAAATTGGTAAACTCTCAATAGTTGTAGCAGTACTCGAATCATCGTTAAATGATAATAGGAATTTCTTACCTCCAGTACCTTGTAACTTCTGTTCTACCTTTCTTTCAATAACTCGCTGCTCATCTTCGGTAGGTAAACCATTATTAAAGTTAACCATCATCGAAGGAGCGAATCC